CGTCGGCAGATCCGTTCATCACTGTGGACCCTATCACCTTTGGGGAACGGGCGTACCGCCGCTGATGCCGCAAGGAATAAACAAGGGTTTCGGCGCATGGAACCGCGAACAGATTCTCGCAACCGGATCGAGCAAATCGCAAAAACGGCAAGACACCCAGAAAGCGCGGGCGGCGACCATCCCTCCCGAACTGGTCAATTGTGTTGCGGATTACGCGGAAAGACTTTTGGAACAAAAGCTGATAGTCACCGATGGCAAACCCCTTGCCAGTAGCGGCGTCTGAGATAACTCTTTACAGCGGGGCAATTTGTGATTATTATTCAATCGAATCTTCAACATGCGTTTCCGGCCTCGATAGAAGCTGGTGGTTCAACGCAACTTGAATCCCCGTACCCTACTTGCCCTAGACTGATGGCCAACAATCGGCTCCCCGTTTACCTCCTGCCTTCCAAGCCTTCCGACTCTCTTCCCGATCTCCCGCCGCACAGAACGTCCCCGAAATTCGCCGCGTTGTTGGTCAACGTCAGCTGGGCCAAGTACGTCAAGCCGTCGCAGCCGAAGCTGGGCATAGTGCTCCTCGGCCGCTTCGCCTGGGCAGAGGTGAAAGAGCAGTTCCGCGCAGGGCCGCGCCCCGTTCCCAAGCTTTTGCCACCGCGCAGGCCGGAGAACCTCGATTTAAGTTATCCCGAGGCATATCGTCAGTCGAACGGAGCCGCGATCCGGCGTCAGGTCTGGGCTGCAAATTTGCAGGCGGAGCCAGCGTGAAGCCCGATCTGGAGCGTGTTCTGCATTGCGCGAGCGAGATACAGGCGGCCTCGGATGCTTTGGAGCGGCACATGGAAATCATCGACGACCCCGTCGCGCTGGCCGTCTGGCAACTCGATTGGGTGTGTCAACTCCGCAGGGAGTTCCTCGGTGGCGCAAGCTAAAATCTTGGAGTTTCCGGAGCCGTACACGACGAACCAAGTGGAGCACGGAAAGATGCTGATGCGGGACGGAGCTTGGCGGAAGACATACGAGAAGCTGGTCGAGGAGAAGCTGCGGGACATGAAGGTCGGAGTGCAGAGGGCGAAATGAAAGCGTTCCTCCTGTGGCTCTGGGCGTGGGCGGTGTTCATACTGTTCCGATGACGGGCCAAGCCTTCACGCTCGGCATGTTCCAGGGCTTCGCGGAGGTCGAGCATACGGTCCCTCTGGGATGCACGGTAGTCCACAGCAAGCTTTGTGAACTGTGCGGATTGAACATGTTCGTCGAGAACGGGACGCGTTATTGTTCTAAATGTGAGCCGATCATGTTTCCGGAATCGCTGAGCACCTACAACATCGACAAAGAGATTCAGCAGGCCTGGCGCGAGTTGCACCCGACCTCTCATGTCCGCCGCGGGGCACATCCCAGCCTCGGCGACTGGAAGACGAAGCTGTTCTCCGCGTTCGTCGAGTGCGGCCCCCTGTCCTATCGCCAGATGCGGGAGGTGACGGGTCACTGCAGCGTGAACACCATGAAGACGGCGCTGTCGCTGTGCATGTTCGAGTTCGAGCACGTCGGGAGCGTGTGGCCGCGCAGGAGCAGGCTGGGGCACCCCGAGGGATTGTTCCTGCCGCCGGAGATGGCATGTCCGAAGAACTGACGCCGCAGACCGAGTACGAGCCGCTGCCCAAACTGGTCGGCTACTTCGACGACGTGTTCGTCTGCGGCGAGTTCTGCTACCTGATCGTCGATGGCCGCATGTTCTGGCCCCCGATACACTTTTCCGCTTTCACGAAAGGAGCGTTCGCATGAGCGAACCCGTACCAGGACCTCCAACCCCGCCCGAGCCAGTCTTCAAACCCACCGAACCCGTCTGGGTCCAGAACGTTCTGACTCGAATCCTCCACTACTGCGAAGTCATCAACAGCAACCAAGTCGAAATCGAGCACCGCCTGCGCCTGCTCGAAACCTCCGTGGATGCTGGCAACGTCGAACTCACGGCCCTGGCCAACGCCGACGCCGGGATGGCCTCGGCCCTTTCCACGCTCGTCCAGACAGACACGGCCGTGGCTGCAAATTTGCAGTCCGTGCTTACCCAAGAGAACGCAGACTCCTCGAACATCGCGGAGATACTGGCGATTCTCAAGACACCTCCTCCCTCCGCTCCAGCCGTGGCATTTCAGGTTGAAGTGGTCGACGTAAACTCACTCAACCGAAAAGGAGATTCAGACATGGCAAAATCGAAGACTTTCAAACTGAAGTTCAAGGTATCGATCCCGGACAACGGCACGGCGACGGGAACCATCACGGGCATCGTGGACGCGGCCGGCTTGCCGACCTCGTTCGACGCGGGCACCGTACCGACCTGGATATGCGAGACCACGCCGGGGGCGGGCGCGGATCCGAACATCGTACTCACGGTCGCTGCCGACGGCATGAGCTGCGTCGTGGCTCCGGCCACCCCGCCCGCGCTCGTCTCGGGCGACACGATCACGGTGACGGCCACAGGCCCGGTGATGGGCACTTTGACCGGAACCTACAGCCCGGTGAACGTCGTCGCGGGTCCGGCGAGCACGTTCGTCGTCAGCGTCCAGTAGCCGAATGCAGGAACTGACAAAGCGCGAGTTCGCGGCGTTCGTCGTCACTCTCTTGATGGTGGCGGGCGCCGCGACCTACGTCATGTTCTGGTGGGTGCCGTAAATGGCTGTCATCGTAACCGCAAAAGGCCACCGCTTCGACCGCAGCATACCCGAGCCGCTTCCCGCTCACAGGATGCTGTCCCGCGTCTCTCTCAATCTCCCCTCCGTGGTAGACCTGCGCTCATGGTGCGGTCCGATCAAGAACCAGGGCGCCGAGGGTTCGTGCACTGGCAATTCCAGCGCCTCGGCGGGAGAATGGATATTCCGTAAGTATGCCAAGTTCTGGCTCCCGAAGGGCGCTCCGCCAAACCCTCAGTTCTCGGCGCAGTACACTTACGAATGGGAACTGATCACAGACGGAAATTTCCCGAGCGACGCCGGTTCCGACGGCGAAACGGCGTGCGAAGTAGCGATCCTCAAGGGCTTCTGCCCGCTGGCGCTCGACCCTTACGTCGCCGGGCAGATCACGCAGCCTACCGCGGCGCAGGACGCGGCCGCAGGGTTGTATCGCATGGGAGCCTACCACGGCTTGACGGGCTCGCAGGTCATGCAGTCTGTGCTCGGCGATCCGGTGCCGTGGCCCGTTTTGGTCGGCTTCACGGTCTACGATTCGCTGGAGTCGGACGAAGTCGCGGCCACTGGCATCTACAACCCGAACGTGTCGACTGAATCCGTCTTGGGCGGCCACGAGGTGCTCGCCGTTGGCTACGACCTCGGCGCGATTCCCACACTGCGCCCAGCTGCTTGCCCGCCGGCGTTCCTGATCCAGAACAGCTGGTCTGACAGTTGGGGGCTTAAAGGGTTCTTCTGGATGGTGACTTCAGTCATTGATGCGGCCGACGGTTCGACCGACCTCAAAATTACGCACGCAGGTGGAAAATGGTGAAGAAGAAAACCCGCAAGGTCCGCGTCAAGAAGGTCGTTCCGCTCGGGAACGACGTGCACCACGTGGAGTTAGAAATTCACGGCGCGCCCGACTTGCCGAACGTGGAGTTGCCGGCGGAGCCGATCGAGATGCCGGAGGCGGCGCAGGTGCAGAGCGGAGAGGTGGAGGCGCCCCTTGAGGTTCCCGCCCACCACCGCCACTGGTACGACTGGCTGGTCAAAGCGTTCTCGTGATGCTGCTAAGTCTTAACGCATTCAGCAACTTACGCAATTAGATGTGGCCGCCAAACGAAACCACAACAGTCTCAACGATAGACAAGCCAGATTCGTGCGTGAGTATCTGATCGACCTCAATGGTACGCAAGCAGCTATCCGCGCTGGCTATGCTCCGAAGGCAGCTCAAGAGCAGTCCAGTCGACTGCTATCAAATGCTATTATCTCGGCCGAAATCGAGCGTCTCCGCAGTCGGCAGATGGACAAACTGGAAATCACATCTGAACGAATCATCCGGGAACTCGCTTTGCTGGGCTTTTCGAACATGAAGGACTACATCCGCGTGACGGAGCAGGGCAGCGCTCTCGTGGACTTATCTGAACTCGATCGCGACCGAGCGGCTGCGATTCAGGAGATCACGGTCGAAGAATACGTCGAAGGTCACGGGTACGATGCTGAACGAGTAAGGAAAACCAAGTTCAAACTGTCCGACAAGCGCAGCAGCCTAGAACTGCTCGGCAAGCACACCGGCGTCTTTGAATCTGGGACATCAGAGAAGCAGCGCGACTTGGCCAAGGAAGTGAAGAACGCGATGGGATGGAAATGAGCGAAGGCTTCACTGAGGTCTACAAGCTCTTGCGCTGCGGAGACAAGGCTATAGAGTTCCTCAGGAGTGATCCGCGCAACGATTCCCGTTTCACTGTGCTCCAGGGAGCCGTGCGCAGCGGGAAGACTTGGGCGATGATGGCCAAGTTCCTGGGCCTGTGCGCCTACGATGTAAAGGGCCAGCGGCTGTTGACTGGCGCGACAAAAGAAACCGTCTTCCGCAACGTTCTCAACGACTTGTTCGATCTCGTCGGAACCAGCCGCTACACCTACAACCGGCAATCTGGGGAACTGTCGATACTCGGGACGAAGTGGGTAGTGATGGGTGCGAAGGACGAAGGCTCTGAGCGGAACGTCAGAGGAATGACGGTCGGCATTTGGTACGCGGACGAGGTCGTCACTTACCCGGCCAGTTTCATCAACATGGCGCTGAACCGCATGTCTCCGACAGGGGCGAGGGCTTACTGGACGACGAACACGGATTCTCCCTACCACCACGTGAAAGAGATCATGGACCGATTGGTGAAGAACGGAGACATGCGCGTGATCGAGTTCGGGCTAGACGACAACCCGCATTTGGATGAAGACACGAAGGCTTTCCTGCGGCGTTCGTATACGGGCGTGTTTTATCAGCGGTACATCCTCGGCCTGTGGATCGTAGCCGAGGGAGCAATTTATGGGAGTTGCTGGGACGAAAATGCCCTCTGCTACGATGGGCCGTGTCCGGTTGGTCAGGGTGTCGGGGAGGAAACCATCGCCGTAGACTGTGGCGTTGCCCACCCGCAAGTCTATCTGGCCGTGATAGATGACGGGGACACGGTATGGGTTGACCGCGAGTACGTCTGGGAGTCGAGCGAGACGATGCGCCAGAAGACGGACGGGCAGTACGCGGATGACCTGGAAGACTTCATGAAGGGTGGCAACCGCGCAGGCGCTCCCGGTCATCCGCTGCCACATGCCCTTGTGCTGGTCCCTCCAGAATGTGCTTCGTTCGAAGCCGAGCTGACTCTGCGCGGCATCTGGCACACGGACGCGGACAACGAAGTGGCCGACGGGATACGCATGGTCAGTTCGCTGATGGCTCTGAGGAAGATCAAGTTTTCCAGGGAACGCTGCCCGAAGACGATCTCGAAACTTCCAGCTTATGCTTGGGACGACAAAAAGGCCCGACGCGGGGTCGAGGAACCGGTCAAGCAAAAAGACGACGAATGCGATGCCGTGCGCTACATGGTGAAAACGAGGATTCCGAACTGGAGAATCGTAGGCAAGGCCGCGTGACCGTCGCCCACCTGGCGCTGTTCTGCGACTGCGGATGGATGCTGATCTTGGGTAGAATAGGAACGTACCACTGCAAGAACCAGCGTTGCGAGCACTTCCTGGAACCTGTTACCGTGGAGATACAGGCCGAACGGCATGAACTGTCTACAGCTTAACGGTTACACAGAATCCTCGCTGTTGGTTAATTTTTAATGGTCTGCCATCGTGAACGTTCGTAATGAGATTGACATCGGTTACAGAGTAGCCATCGGTCAGAGCAATGAGACGGCCAGCCAAGCGCATGAGGAATTTGCGCATGTTGATAGTCTGCCAAGGTTTATGACCATCAGTGCATACTTTATTTCGCGAAAGACATTCGCAAGCCGGACAAAAATATGCGTGATCTAACGGCAAATTTACAGTTTTGTTTTTCATTGTTTCGCTCCGTCTTTGAACCCGCAGGCTTTGCACGTCCTAAAGCCGTGCTTGCAAGTCTTATCGCCGTGTGGTGCCGTTTCCTGATGACTGACCCATGTATTAGGCCCGACTTGCTTAAAGTTTCCCATGCCAGAACTGGCAGCGGCGAGAACTTCGATTATCCAATCTCTTTGCGTCTTGTCTGCTTTTGCCGCAGCATAGTTAATCTCGCGAAGCCATTCTTTAGTCACGTTTTTAACGAGAAGGCTAGACATTTGATGACCTCGAAAAATCTGGACTGTCGGCATCTTGAACGCCAGTGCATCGTAGATTGTCGAATCTGTAATCATCACCAGTTTCAGCAACCAAATAGCGAATTTTCCCATGACTGTCGTTAGCTGTAGCCCGGATATCCCAATTGCTGTTCTTGTCCTTCGTTCCCATTTGTGTCGATTTAGCCTCGACACGGTAGAATCTCTTGTTTTTATAAGCGACTATGTCGACACCAGAAGATGAAACATTTCTGTACACTTCGTAACCGCGCAAGAGGAGGTCAGCACAAATCCTTAATTCACCTGCTGCCCCCGTATGTTGCTTGCTTATGGTGCGTTGTTTAGTCATGGTTACTATTCTAACCTTTCTAACCTCAAAAGTAAACTAATGAACTGGCAACAGTCTAAACGCGCCGCCGAGGAATACGCGAAGTTGCTGTTCG